AAAAAAAAAGCCCCCGCAAGGGGGCTTGGCAAGGCCTTGCGGCCTTGGGTTATGCGCTGGCTTTGCCCTTGATCACTTTGCCAGTGGTGGCTTTTGTGACAACATAACCACAGTCAATCAACCGGGCCACAATTTTCTGGTGGAAAACCGCGTCTGTGAAATACGCGTCAAGGTTTGCGAGCCATTGTGAAAACCCGTCAATTTCCGTTGCGGTCACGGTGACCATGTCAGGGGCTGGCGCGGCGGCTGGCATTTTGGCGGCGGGTTTCTTGGCTGATACCTTGCGAGCGGTGCCGATACTTTCGCGCACCTGCTTTGCGGCTTCGCGCATTGCGTGCTTTGGCATGGCGGCGGCTTCGGCGGCTGTCACGTGCACGTCTGCCTTTTTACCGTCCACAATGGCCGAAACAGTCACGGGCGTTTGCGCGGCGGCGTGCAGTGTCAGCGCGTCAACAAAAAGCGCTTTGACATTGTGACCGGCGGTTTTGAAATCATCAGCATAAAGCGCGACTACGTCAGCGATACGTTGACCGATAGGGGTAGCCGGGTTCAATTGAGCGCTGGCGGCTTTCCCGGCTTCCTTGCAAAGCTGCAGCATACTGGCGGCGGCTTTGCCCGCTTTGAGAATCAAGGCGGCGGTGGCGGTGTCGCGATGGGCGACAATGGCGGGGGCTGCAGCGGCAGCGGCTTCAAAAGCGTTTTTGATTGCGGTCATGAGAAAATCTCCAAGTGAACAATTAACCGGGAAAACGCCCGGCGCGTGCGGGGGAGACCCCCTAGGGCAGGCCCGATCGCCTGTCCATGGGTCAATTATAACCCATATCTGGCGGGTATGTCCACCAGTTAATCCCATGGGACTGGCCACGGGTGATAGTAGTCGGCGGGGCTGGCTAGGCTGTGGGGCTCAGGCATGGCGTGGGCAGTCGCATACTGGAGTGATAGTAGTAGGGCAAGGCCCGAAGGCCACGATCATGGGAACAAAGCATCCAACCAGTGCAGCAAGAGAGCGCACATTGTGAGGCCGATCGCGATAGCTAAGAGGGTGTCTTTCATTTGAATCTCCAGTAAGTTAGTGAGATGATTATAGCATGGGCAGGGCAGCGCGGTGGAGTGGCAGGTGATAGTAGGCACCCCCACCCGGCCCCCCATGGGGGTACCCCCGCCCCCACCCATATATCCGTCACTCTCTCAACAAGGTCAATTTTTTAATACCCCACACGTATACAACAAACTACCAATTTATTTTTCCAAAAATTTTCCAACCCCGTACGTGTACAATATCCCGGCTGGTTAAGCGTGATGACGCATGGCTCATAGCCATGAAGGTCGGCGTGGATTGGGGGTTCCCGGTCGCCAGCTTCCATGCTACATTCGGGTTACTGAAATTTCCAGACAGCTTTCGCTGAGGAGACCCAATTGCATTCATCCATCAACGCTGACCACCTCCTGCGCAGCCTTGCCTTGTCCGTTGCCAGAAATTTGGTGGGGGCCATGCGGCCAACATCAGAGATCATTGCCAGCGAAGGGCTCACGCAGACAGAATACGATGAGATTGCCAAGAATCCACAGTTTCAGCAGTACGTAGACGCGTACAAGGCCGAGCTCAAGGACAGCGGCTTCTCGTTTTCAGCCAAAAGCAGGGTGTTGGCGGAGGATTTGCTGCCCAGTGCGTACCATATGGCCCGAGACCCTGACGTTCCAGCGGCTGTGAGGGCAAAAATCCTCGAAAATCTGGTCGATTGGGGCGATTTGAAGCCCAAAAACACCTCAAATGCAGGTGCTGGACCCGGTTTTTCGATCACGATCAACATCCCAACGGTGGGTCAGACGCCTGCAAAAACCATCGTTTTGGAGGCGGAAAATGCAGAAAATCTGCAAAAAACGGTCGAAAACAATGAAATCGCAGAAAAACCAACGATTTTGCTGATCGAAGACGAGAACTACGTCTACGCCGGAGACGACTACACATGAGCGTCAACTACACCCCGGTGCCGAGTGTCACCCCCTACCTGCTGTCCGATAAGTTCCAGTCGTTCATCGTGGGGCCAGTGGGTTCAACCAAGACCACTGCGTCTTTGATGAAGATTCCGATCGAGGCCAAGAAGGTCGCAGCGTGCGCAGACGGCATCCGCCGATCGCGTTGTGCCATTGTGCGTAACACGCGCCAGATGTTGCTGGACTCGACGATCAAAGATTTTCTTGCGTTGTTCCCTGAAGGCCAAGCAGGTGTGTACATGCGAACCGAGCTGCGCTACGTGCTGAAGTTCGACGACGTGGAGTGCGATGTGCTGTTCCGGGGGCTCGATGATGCCAACGACGTGCGTCGTCTCCTGTCTCTGCAGCTGTCGTTTGCCATGGTAGACGAGGTGCGCGAGATCAACTCGGATGTGTTCGACGCGCTCACTGGCCGACTGGGTCGTTACCCTAACGGGATGATGGTGCCGCACCGACCACAGTGGGGGGTCGATGACAAGGGAAACCCGGTGCAGGGGTGCGTGGACGACGCGGGCAACCAAGTCAAGAAAGTCTGGGGCGCGACCAACCCACCTGACCTCGACGCACACTGGGAGCAGTACCTCACCAACGCCGACCCGGAGAAGGTACACGTCACCATACAGCCCAGTGGCCTGAGCGACGAGGCGGACTGGGTGCAGCACTTGCCGTCGAACTACTACGAGGACTTGTGCGAGGGCAAGGCCGAGGACTGGATTGACGTGTACGTCCACGGTAAGTGGGGCAAGAGCCTCTCGGGCCTGCCGGTGTACGACAAGACGTTCACGTCGGACTTCCACGTGGCCAAGGAAAGGCTCAGGCCCGTGGTCGGCTCGGGCTATCCCATCACGATCGGGGTTGACTTCGGGCGCACGCCCTCGGCTGTGTTCATGCAGCGAGACCCGCGTGGTCGCGTGCTGGTGCTTGACGAGATCACCTCGGAGAACATGGGCATCGAGACGTTCATCAACACCAAGCTCAATCCGTTCATCGGCAACAACTACCAAGGGCACACGTTCGTCTGTGCGCCAGACCCGGCAGGGTTCATGAAGCAGCAGCTCAACGAGATGACGCTGGTTGACGCGCTCAAGGACGCGGGGTATAAGTGCGTCAAGCCGCCGACCAACGACCCGGAGAAGCGCATCGCAGCCGTGGAGCGCCTGCTCAGCCAGCAGCTCGAAGGCAAGGCCATGTTCTTGGTGTCGCCGTCGTGCACACAGCTCATCAAAGGGTTCCGCTCGGGCTACCGGTACAAGGTCAAGAAGAACGGCGAGATGGAGGACAAGCCCGACAAGAACGAGTGGTCCCACGTCCACGACGCTCTGCAGTACGGCTCGGCGGTGATCGACATGAACATCCGGGGGTTTGGAATAGCACCCCAGAGGCGGGAAGTTAAGAAGTCGGCGTACGCCTACACTTGACCCCTCGGCGGGCCAGCGTACAATCGGGTAACTCTTGGAGACAGCTGTGTCTACTTTTTATCCGTCAATTACCTCTGAACGACGTCACGAGGACTTCGCCATGCAGGTAGCTCGTGGGCAGGTTCCGGGCCACCGTGTTGTACAAGTGTTTGGCTACAACGCTGATGTTGACCAGACAGAAGAGTCCGTGTGGCCTGATGGCGGCACTGTTCCACACCCTGCGGTTGCATCGGTGCTAAAGATCAGCTCCAGCAGCGCAAGCGACGCGGCAGCAGGTACAGGTGCCCGCACGGTGTATATTGGCGGCGTAGACGGTGACTTCAACGAGGTTAGCGAGACTGTTACGCTAAACGGCCAGACTGCTGTGAACACGGTAAACTCATACAAGTACGTGAATTACCTCTACGTTGTCACAGCGGGCACTGGCGGTGCCAACGCTGGGAACATCAATGTTGGGACCGGCACGATTACAGCGGGCGTTCCTGCAGTCTTGTATGACATGATCGCTGTTGGTTACAACCAGCGCACTACCGCCCACTTCTGCGTACCCGCAGGGCACACCGGCTTTATGACTTCAGGCGTTATTACAGCTGGTCAAGAGTCTGGCTCTTCGGCTATTACATCGTTTTTGAAGCAGCACGGGCCAGATGAAATTTTGCGTGTGGGGGCTATAACTACGATGAACAACGGGTCGGTGCAGTACGACTTTGCGTTTCCGTACGTCATACCAGAAAAGAATTGCGTTGGGGCTACGGCTATCGGGGCTTCAAACAACAACTCCGTCAGTACGTTCTTCAACATCGTACTGGTTGCTGGACCAAACGCATCCGCTCCCGGTACTCCTTGGAACTAAATTATGGCAACAGGCATCGCACTCATCCCCGTAGCTCGCAGTTCCGATCTGGAACGCGAGTCGCAAAAACGCAACACGGACATGCAGGCTCAGCCTGTGATCCAAGGGCTGGCCGCTCACGCACGCAAGCGCTGGGAGTCCGCCCGAGAAGCCAAGCGGACCATCGAGGAGCGCATGCTGCAGTGTCTGCGCCAGCGCAACGGCGAGTATGACCCGGACAAGCTGGCCGACATCAAGCGCCAAGGCGGCTCCCAGATTTACATCCAGCTGACATCGGTCAAGTGCCGCGCTGCTACGAGCTGGCTGCGTGATACCTTGCTGGGCACAGGCACAGACAAGCCGTGGAGCCTTGAGGCTACACCCGAGCCCACGCTGCCGCCCGAGATGATTCAGGAGCTGATGGCCAGCATGCAGCAGCAGTTGCAGGCCTTGATGGAGCAGGGTTTGGCCCCTCCAGACCCAGTGCAGTTGCGCGAAGCGGCCATGCAGATGAAAGACGCAGCGATGCGCAAGCTGCGTGAAGAGGCCAACGAGCGTGTTGACCGCATGGAGCTGAAGATGGAAGACCAGCTCATCGAAGGCGGCTGGACTGACGCGCTCAACGCGTTCCTCGACGACGTGGTGACATTCCCCTACGGCGTGCTCAAAGGCCCGGTCAAGCGCAAGCGCAAGACCATGGTGTGGCAAAACGGCGAGCTGGCCCCCTCAGAAGAGATTCGCAACGAGTGGGAGCGTGTCGATCCGTTCATGTTGTACTGGGCTCCATGGTCCTCGGACATCCAAGACGGCTTCATTGTCGAGCGTCACCGCATGACTCGTGAAGACCTGCAAGCCTTGATCGGCGTGCCCGGGTACAACGACGACGCCATCCGCTCTGTGCTCAACTCCTTCGAGTCCGGCAACCTCAACGAGTGGCTGTGGACTGACAGCGCTCAGGCGACCGCCGAGGGCAAGGACACCACCCAGACCATCTTCACGACAGACCTGATTGACGCCCTGCAGATGTGGGACAGCGTGCAGGGTAAAGACCTGCTGGACTGGGGCCTGTCTGCCAAAGACATCCCTGACCCAGACCTGAGCTACCCCTGCGAAGTGTGGCTGGTGGGCTCCACCGTCATCCGCGCTGTGCTCAACTACGACCCACTGGGCCGCAAGCCGTACTACGTGACCTCGTACGAAAAAGTCCCCGGCGCTGTGGCTGGCAAAGGCGTGGCCGATCTGTGCCGCGACTCCCAGAACATGGTGAACGCCTCCGCACGCGCACTGGCCAACAACATGGGCATCAGCTCTGGCCCACAGGTGGGTGTGAACGTGTCGCGCCTGCCACCGGGCGAGGACATCACTGAGATGCACCCTTGGAAAATCTGGCAGTTCCAGAGCTCCGAGTTCAACGACGGCTCGCAGCCACTGACGTTCTTCCAGCCCAACAGCAACGCCAACGAGTTGATGGCCGTGTTCGAGAAGTTCAGCGCCCGCGCTGACGAAGACACTATGATCCCGCGCTATATGACTGGCGAGAACTCGCCCGGAGCTGGTCGTACGTCGTCTGGCTTGTCTATGCTGATCAGCAACGCCGGTAAGGGCATCAAGCAGGTGATCAGCAACATTGACCGCGCCGTGATCGTGCCGTCCATCGAGCGCCTGTACCAAGACAATCTGCGCTACAGCAAAGACCCAGACCTGATCGGCGACGTCAAGGCTGTGGCCCGGGGCGCTAGCAGCTTGGTGGTCAAGGAATCAGAGGCAATCCGCCGCAACGAGTTCTTGACTCTGGTGCTCAACAGCCCAGTGGCCCAGCAGATCGTCGGCATGGACGGCGCAGCTGAGCTCCTGCGCGAGCAGGCTCGCAACCTGAGCGGCAACGTCAACCGGATCGTCCCAGACCGTCCGACACTGACAGCCATGCAGACTCTGCAGCAGCAAAACGCACAGCTACAAGAGCAGCTGGCCATGATCATGGGTGAAATGCAGGGCGGCGCACCGGGCATGACACAGGGCCCAGCACCGAAGAACATGCTGCCTGACGGCAGCCAAGTTGGTGGTCGCGAAGGAAATATGATGTCGCCGCGCCCCAACGGTGTTTGACTTTTTCTGAATTTGTTGTATAGAATCCACACATGAAGATTTTTGTAGGCCAAAAGCCTGATCGGCAGCACATGCAAGCGTTGATTCGCTGCAAGCTGCAAGAAAACGAAGCGCTACTGGCGCTGTTCCGAACCAAGCTGGAGGAGACCAAGGTCTCCTTGATGCAAGCAGAAGAACCGCACCGTTTGTACCGCCTCCAAGGTCAGGCTCAAGCCTTATCAGATTTCCTCGAAGCGGTTGAAAAATCGTCAGAGGTCTTCGACCGGATCAAGTGATCCGAATTTTGTAAATCCGAGCAAACCATTATGTGAACGGCAGACCGCAGTAGGAGCCTGAAGCAGAGTTGGAGCCCAAGGAGAATTGAATGGCATTGCCAAGACAAGTAGAAGCGCAGTTACGAGAACTGGAAGCACTGGAAAAGCAGCTAGCAGAGGGTAACAATCCTGCACCCGCAGACCCCAACCCACAGCCAGCAGAGCCTCCCCAAGACCCACAGCCTCAGCCAGCTGAGCCAAAACCTGTCGAGCCAACGCCGACACCGACCGAGCCAGTAGTCGCGGAAGAGAAATGGGAGCAGAAGTACAAAACCCTCAAGGGCATGTACGACGCCGAAGTTCCTCGCTTGCATGCAGACTTGCGTGATCTCAAAGCCCAAGTGGATAGCCTCCGCAAAGCCTCTGAGACCAAGCCAGCCGAGCCAGCTAAGCCCGCAGCTCCTACGAAGTTGGTGACTGATGCTGATGTTGAAGCATTTGGTTCTGACCTCATCGAGGTCCAACGCAAAGTTGCCCGCGAAGTGGCAGCAGAGTTTCGAGGCGAGCTAGACGCCATGAGAGCCGAGAATGAGAAGTTGCGCGAGCAGCTGACCAGCACCGGCACCCAAGTGTCTGAAGCAAGTTTTGAGCAGCGCCTGTACCGTATGGTGCCGGACTTTGAAGCAGTCAACGCTGATCCCAAGTGGATCGCTTGGCTCAACGAAGTTGACCCGCTGCTCCGAGCCCCCCGATCTTCTGTTGCACAGCAAGCGTTCAACCGAGGCGATGCTGAAGGTGTTGCACACTACGTGTCGATGTTCAAACAGACCATTGCGCCCGTGGAGCAAAAAGCCGACAAGACCGAAGAGCTGGAACGTCAACTTCAGCCAAATCGAGGTGCCACAAGCACACCCCCTACCTCTCAAAAAGGTAAGGTCTACACCAACGCAGACATCGAAAAGATGTTCCGCAAGGCGACTGATCTGGGTGTAAAAGGGCGCGTCGACGAGGCAAAGAAACTTGAAGCTGAAATTGATGCAGCGTTCATGGAAGGTCGCGTAACCGCGTAATCTGTGAGCAATGCGCTACCCAACCTGTTTTTAATTTAGGAGGCCATCATGGCTGCTGTTTACCCCGTCCAATCGCCGTTCAACACGAACCCCTCGTACTCCGGCGCTTTTATCCCCACCCTGTGGTCTGGCAAGTTGCTGGCCAAGTTCTACCAGAACACCATGTTGTCGGAAATCGCCAACACTGACTATGAAGGTGAACTGAAGAACCAAGGCGATACCATCCGTATCCGTCTGGCTCCTTCGATCAGCATCTCTGACTACACCGTTGGCCAGAACCTGTCGTACGAAGTTCCCACTCCTATCTTCCAAGATATGCAAGTGAACAAAGGCAAGTACTTCGGCGTGCAAGTCAACGACGTGCTGGCTTATCAGTCCGACATGAACTTGATGAACATGTTCACTGAAGACGCTGCCAAGCAGTTGAAGATCGCCATCGAAAACGAAGTGTTCTTCAACAACATGGTCACTGAAGGCCCTGCCGCTGCCAACGAAGGCGCTACTGCTGGTGCGATCTCTGCTGCCTACAACTTGGGCACAGACACCGCTCCTATCGACCAAGCCACTCCTGAGAACGTGCTGAAGGGTATCCTGCGCATGTCCACAGTGCTGGACGAGCAGAACGTGCCTGAAGATGGTCGCTGGTTGGTTATCAGCCCCTACGACCGTCACCTGTTGATGCAATCCAACATCGCTCAAGCCTACTTCACTGGTGACGCTCAGTCGACCATCCGTAGCGGCAAGATCGGTATGTTGGACCGCTTCACTGTGTACGTGTCCAACTTGCTGCCTCGCGGCGCTGCTGGCAAGGCACTGGTTGCTGGTTTGACTGACCCTGCCACTGGCGGTGCTGTGTCTAGCGCCAAGGCCCGTCGCGTGATGGTTGCTGGTACCAAGGCAGCAATGTCCTTCGCCATGACCGTGAACAAGACTGAGCCCCTGCGCAACCAGACTGACTTCGGCGACATCGTCCGTGGTTTGGCTGTGTACGGTCGCAAGACTGTCAAGCCTGAAGCTCTGGTCGTGGCCCAAGTCGGTTCCGCCAGCTGATGAACTGGGCCCCTTCGGGGGCCCTTTCTATTCCCTCATTCTTTTGGAGATTCTCATGTCTACTCAATTTGCTCGCAGCATTGGCGGCTACCAAACAGCCACCGCTGGCACAACCCAAACTCAAGCCGGTGCTACTGCACTGACCGGCGCTGTGAACGTCGTTACCACTGGCAATGCCAGCGACGGCGTCAAGCTGCCTGCTGAGCGCCCTGTCGGCGACATCGTTCACATCGTGAACATTTCCGCTGCTGCTTTGAACGTGTACCCAGCTACTGGTGGCGCGATCAACGGCGGCTCTGCCAACGCAGCCAAGGCCTTGGCCGCTAACATGTCTGGTGCTTACATCAGCTTGGGCAGTGAAAACTGGGGCGCTGTTCTCAGCGCCTAATAGGTGGCACAATAAAGGGGCTCTTCGGAGCCCCTTTTTACATTTAACGGAGTACTGAATGAACGTCCATGACCTTCTCGACCGCCTTGGCGGTGAAATCCTGTCCAACAAAGCCCGCGCTACAGTTAACGGCAAGATCGTCATCCTTGCCCGCATGAACGGCGACGACTGGGTGTACACAGACGAAGGCCAAGAGCTGGCCAACGCGCACTCCAATGCTGCCGTTGAAGAGGCTGCAGCCAAGCCCAAACGCGCCAAGAAGGCTACCGAACCAGTGGCCGAGGCTGAACCAGCCGCTGAACCCACCACAGAAGCCCCTACCACTGAAGCTCCCGCTGCGGTAGAATCGGGCGATGTAGCGCCTGAACTGTGAGGTAGACCATGGCCACCGTAAAAGTTGTTGACCTGATCGCTCGGGCGAAAACAATCCTGCAAGACGAGGATTCTGTACGGTGGACCCTGTATGAATTGCAGTGGTGGCTCAACGATGGGTATCGCGAAACTTTGATTTTCCGCCCTGACTCGAACACCCTCACTGCTGAGTTCACTTGCGTGGCTGGTCCACGCCAAGTGCTCACAACCATCTTCCCCAACGCTACGCGACTTGTGTCCGTGCTACGCAATACTGCCGTCACTTCAAACAAGTACGCGGTGCGCCTTGTAGATCGCCGCGTGCTGGACGATCAGCGCAAGGGCTGGTACTCGGAGACACCAACTGTGAGCGTCGAAGAGTACATGTTTGACGCTCGTCAACCCAAAGAGTTTTTGGTGTACCCGCCAGCAACCTCTGCTGCCAAGCTCGAAGTGTCGTATGCGCAAGTCCCTGCTCCGCACGCACTGTCTGATGTACAGCTAAATGACCAAAACACCGTCGAGACAATCCGAATCGACGACACCTTTGCAAACTCATTGCTTGACTATATGCTGTATCGTGCGTACACCAAGGACGCCGAGCAGCAGGGCAATGCAGCCAGAGCCGTTGCACACTACCAAGCCTTTCAGAATTCCTTGGGTGGAGCTGCCCAAGTAACCGCTGCCTCGCAGCCGGGAGTTGCCTAATGGCCAAAATATGGGATGACTTCCTACCTCTGATTTCCCCGCACTTGCCCGGATGCCCCAACGCATCCATGCGACTGTATCTGGCTTCTGTCTCGGCTGATTTCTTCGCCCGCACATACCTGTGGCGAGAGCAAATAGACGCTATTTACGTGGCCCCCAACCAAGTTGATTACGACTTGGACACCGACACTGGACTGGTAGAGGACGTGATCTCTGTAGTCTACAACGAAGCTCCGCTGACACGCACCGACCTGCGTTTGATCGGCACTGAAAAACTGTCTGAGGTGGGTGAGCCACGTGAGTATTGGGTTCAGGCCGACCAGAGTATCCGCATTTTCCCGACACCGGAAGAGCGCACAACCCTCAAAGTCTATGCTGTCTTGAAGCCAAACCGCAACGGCACGGGCGTAGAAGACTGGATTTACGAGACTTGGGCTGACACCATTGTTAGTGGTGCCATTGCTCAGTTAGCCATGACCCCGGGCAAAGAATGGTCCGACATCGCGCTGGCTGGCATGCACAAGGGCTTGTACGAGCGGGCGATCACAAACGCTCGCATCCGAGATTTTCGTGGCGTACGCATGATGGTGCGTCAGCGCCCAGCGGCATAAGGAGCTACCATGGCTGAGAAGATTAAGCTGGTTCAGGGTGACACCCGCCCCGCCATTGTTTGTACGATTACAGACGATGTGACCAACGCCGTCATTCCACTGACGGGCGCTACGGTGGTTCTAAAATTCCGAGCTGCTGGCACTACGACACTTACTGCAACGGTACCCGGGGCCATAACAGACGGCCCTAATGGCGTTGTTGCGTTCTACCCAGCGTCCGAGCCTACCATGCTGCAGGGTGAACCCGGGGATTACGAAGGTGAAATTGAAATCACGTTCAGTGACGGTCAGATTCAGACTGTGTACGACCTCCTGAAATTCAAGTTGCGCGAGGATTTCTGATGGGTGCTAAGCTGTCAGGCGGTACCTCGACGGCTTCGGTGTCTGCTGTCCGAGCCCGCGCTAGCGTAACTGCTACTGGACTCAATGCAATATCTAGCGCGGCTACTCCAGCAGCTGATGTAGCTTATATCCTGCTGACGGTTGGTGCTTCCCTAGATACGTCCGGGCGATACAAGTATTTGCCAGAAATCGTTGTGATATCTGACGCTGTACAGAAGCTCGTAGAGAAAGCCACGCAGGACAGTGTGTCTGTGACGGATGCTGTAACTTTGAGCACAACACTAGGGTTGGCGGACAGCATTAGCTTCACCGAGACTTTTTTGGCGACATTGGTCTTTATCCGTAACTTAGCTGATTCTGTGGCCGTATCGGACCAGACAACACTTGACCCGGAAAAAAGGCTTACTGAAACTGTAGCGTTAACTGAGACCCTGCAGTACGCGTTCAACAAATACTTGGCCGATGGCGTCGCCATAGGTGATTCGTTTGAAGCCGCAGACGGCTTGCTTTATGCGTTTTCAAAATACGTAAGCAACGTAGTTTTTGTACAAGACTCAGCCGTGCTATATCCAAGCAAGGTGTTTAGCGATATGATCTCGGTACAGGATGCTGGATCACTGCGGTCGCAGGGTTACTGCGACTTTTCCTACTTTGCCGAAGACTACGTCGGCGCATCTCGAACCTTTTGAAGGAGCACCACATGATCGAAGATCAGATCAAACTTACCGGCCACGTCAGCATTCAGCTGTTTGACAAAGACGGCAACATCAAAGACAGCCGCGAAATCAAAAATCTAGTTGTGTCTGTCGGCAAGACGTTCATTGCAGCTCGTATGGTTGGTACGCCAACTGAAATGAGCCACATGGCTCTTGGCGCTGATAACACCGCCGCTGCTGTTGGCGACACTGCGCTTGGTTCTGAACTCGGTCGTGTAGTGTTGGCGTCGGATACGTCTTCCGGTGCGATTGTTACCTACACAGCCTCATTCCCAGCAGGCACGGCTACTGGCGCAAACGTCGAGGCGGGTATTTTTAACGCTTCCTCTGGCGGAACCATGCTGTGCCGTACAGTGTTCGCGGTTGTGAACAAAGGCGTAGATGATGCCATGGCCATCACTTGGGCTATTACGGTCTCGTGATTTTTGGCGTAAGCCGCCAGCGGGAATAGGAAGGTAGATCATGAGCACCATCGTATTGCGCAGCGTCAAGGGTTCGCCCTTGACCAATAATGAAGTCGACACTAACTTCAGCAATCTGAACGCAGATAAGCTGGAAGTCGACACGACTGCGACGCTCACGAACAAAACCATCAACCTCACCAGCAATACACTGGTTGCTACGTCAGCACAGCTTGCCGCCGCCGTGACGGATGAAACTGGTTCGGGGGCTTTGGTTTTTGCCAACAGCCCAACATTTGTTACTCCTGCACTTGGCACACCGGCTTCTGGTGTTGTGACTAACCTGACGGGTACTGCGTCGATCAACATCAACGGCACTGTAGGTGCAACCACAGCCAGTACGGGAGCGTTTACAACCCTAACCGCTTCACAAGACTCTGCTTTCACATCGACTGGTGCAGTTCAGCTGTCTTCGGGAACTACGTCAGAGCGTCCTACGGGTGCTGCTGGCAAACTGCGATTTAACAGCACCACAGGTGAGTTTGAAGGGCACAACGGGTCGACATGGGCTTCGGTGGGCGGCTCGGCTATCAGCAATGACACCAGCACGGCTACGAATCTTTACCCACTATTCGCTGCGGCAACGACCGGCACGGCTTCAAGCGTTTACACCAGCAACGCGCAGTACTTGTTTAAGCCCAGCACGGGTGAGTTGAGTGTGAAGGCTCCACGGGCCAGCAACGGCATCGTAGTTAACAGCGCAACGATCAGCTCAAACTATACTATAGTGGCAGGCGACAATGCTATGAGTTCTGGACCTGTGTCTGTAAGTTCTGGTATAACGGTAACAATCTCCAGCGGCTCACGCTGGGTGGTCCTTTAAGGGGTAAGACATGGCAATTGTTTTAGACGGAACAACGGGCATCACCAACGATGGTGGCTACACAGGTGACGGTGTAGTCTTTGCTGACACGACTCCCGCGAACACGCTGGTGACAACCACTGGCGGTAACGTGGGTATTGGGACGAGTTCGGCAACAAGGAAACTTGAAGTTGGGTCTCTTGGCGCGTTTCGGATGCAGACCGGCTCCGTAACGATGGATTGCACGCCGACCGCCGGAGCAACGGATACCTTTG